TGCTCTATCCGCGCCCATCGCTTCGGGTTGTTTGTGAGCGCGACGTAAGACACCGAGCGCGTGCCGTTCGGATTCAGGGTCGTCACCTTCCGAAACGCCTTGACGCGCTCTGCAAAGTCGCCAGCATGAAACGTGTTCTGTTTCATCACCAAATCAGATAGACATTCACCGTCGTAGACGCGCCCACAATCGAGCGAAGACGCAGCGGAGCCGGGGCCTGCGGATTCGACGTAACAGCAAGCGTTACGCTCGTCGCCGCGCCGCCTCCGCGAGTATCCAGCGTGACGGCCACGTTGCCGCTTGCAATCACAAAGAACCCCCTCGGAAGGTCGTCGCCGGTCGCTGACCAGTTCTGGCCCGCAGTGACCAACGTCACCTGGTGCGCCGGGCCCGTGACGCTTGAATCGTGGCCTGCCCACTTGTTGCTCATTGCCGAATCTCCTGTACCGTTTTCCGAGTCCCGCGCAGATAGACCGTTCCGGGCCACAGCACGTTGGTAATTGCTCGCACGGAGCCTTCAACGTCCGCGCCGACAATGCCAGCCGTGAACTGCTCTCGATTCTTGAACCAGTGGCCAACTACAAGAAGAACCGCCATCTTTGCAAGCGGCGGCACAACGTCTACGGACTGTGCTAGCCCCGCGTTGTATGCCACCACAAACGAGCCAATATACCCATTGCCCACCGTTGGCCACTGCGAACTAGCCGTAAGCGCAACCCGCCCAGGCACGCTGTCGTAGTCTACTTGATACTCTGACTGATCGAATACCTGCGTAACGCCGTCGTCGTCTAGGTACTCCACCGCCACGCCGTCAACATTGACCATTTGACCACCCGGCAATTCCAAAACCCGGTCGGTTGGTGGGTGATCCATCTTGAATCGCAGTTGTCTGGTAATGAACTTCACCCCGGCAGACGCTTCGACGTACCTTGTAGCCGCGCTAATCATTACCTGGATAATGACATCGTGGTCTTCGATGTCTACGTTCAAATGCCGCTTCGCCTCCGCGAGCGTCACTGCGGGGTAGTCGCCGGGAGTTGTTTCGACCAGCACCATGAAACCAGCCGCGCCGCTTTCGCAGCGCGACCGGGAAAGGGGGGGATAGAACTTACGCGCCAGTGCCGGAGGTGGTGCCCGCCGGAGACTGCACGTTCTTGGTGATGCCAACGGCAACCGGACCCTTCTTGGCGCGGTATCGCAGGGCGAAGATTTCGCCCAGCGCGGTCGAAGTGCCACGGATGAACGAAGCCGCCGCGTAGCGGCCAAGCCCCTGACGAGGCTCATGTACGCAGGTCTGCGCCAACTGTCCGTCAGAAGTTGCAATGCTTCGGGTGCCGGAAAGGTGGCTCACGCCGCTCGACCCGTCCGACGCCGTGGACTGGCGAACGTACAGGAAGTTGCCCGTGGCCGCGGTTGCGATGGTCCCGAAGAACACAACGCCGTCCCAGCCCTGCAAGTCCACATACGTCGATACCACTTCGCTCGTGCCCGCCGTCGTGTCGTCCGCGACGCGCGTGATGTTGATGTCTTCTCCAAGTGCAAACATGATTGACTCCTTGTTTGTGTCTGGTGATGCCCACTATTAGGCCGAATACTTGAAACGCACGAACGCGACCTGCATGATGGGCATTGCGTCGGTTTCCTTGCGGAGGTAGAAGTACGTCTTGTTCGCGTTGTTGGAGGTCGTGTCGTTGCCGACACGCTCAACGGTCGTGGTCAGCGCGTCCGCAATCGCGTAGTACGACATATCGCCAACAACCATGCCGTAGGTGTTCTGCGTCGAACCGCTCGGGGCGAACTCGCTCTCATACACGGGAATACCCATGATGCGAGGAACGTCAGGTTCCGCGAGGTTGTATTGCATGTAGTAGCGGTTCTCGCCGTCCTTGAGTTGGGCAAGTTTGGTGAACGTGTCGCGGTGGCAGATGGCGATTGCGCGCGAGCGGTACTGCGCCTTGAGCGTCAGGATGCCAGCCTTGAGCGCGTCCGACGTGAACGCCGTGTTCGCGCCGCTGTTCACATCGCGGGAAGTGCTGATGCCGTTCGCGCTGGCAGTGAACAGGCCCAGGGGCTTGCCCAAGCCGTCGCCGCTCAGAAACGCCTTCTCTTCCATAACCGCGTGCTTGTAGGCCAGCCGCGACAGAACGAAAGACTCAACGCCGGGCATCCGTTGGAGGAGACGCCTGGACACATCCAGCCGCTTCACAACCATCGAAGGCTTGAGTTCGCGCCGACCGAATGCCATCGTGGTGTCGGAGGTGGGGGTCTGGTCGATTTCTGCGGTCCATTCCGCGTCGCTGGGGTCAGCCTCCAACGTGGGAACGCCAAGGCTTTCCGCGTTGCCAACCGGGTACACAGTGGCGTTGGCGCGGACGTAGTTGTTGTCGTCCAAGTCCTTCCACACGGTTGCAAGTACCGCCTGGGGAAGCAGGAATCCGCCAGCCGAGCCGATGCCGACCTGCAGGTCGCGGGCGTTGCTGCCGATCTTGCCTCGCAGGTGCTTTCCAAGCGCATCGCGGTACTCGGGACCAAAGGCCGGGTAGCCTTCGGGCAGTTCAAAGCACCGCTGCACGCCAGCCGCGTTGCGGTACTTGATGGTCGAGCCGTCGTTGCCGCGAGTCGCGGGAGCGGCGGGGCGGTGTTCAACTTCCGCCTCGTCGTCGGCAATCAGGCCGTCCAGTTCCGCCATCCGCTTGGCGTCGTCGTCAATCTGCTTGGTCGCGTCCAGAATCTTGGCTCGCTCGGCAAAGATTGCGTCGACCCGCACGCGCTCCGCAGCGTCGAGCGTACCGCCGCGCTTCTGTGCGGCCTCCTGAATCTTCCGCGCCTCTTCGATAAGCGCGATTCCATTCTTGTGCAGTTCTTCCTTGGTAGGCATTTTCGTTCTCCGGGTTGTTCTAGAAATTCGCGTATTGCAAAATACCTAGAACGGTTGTAAACCGCATCGGCGAGCCGCCTGCGTCACGCCGCGTTGCTCGCCTCACTCAGCCGATGCGTTCCGCGTCACGCTTCACGACACCGCCAAGGGCTTCTGGTTTGAATGCGCCGCCGCACGTCAGTAGCGACGGCACAAAGTCACACAACGTTGCATCCTTGCTGGTCGATGCTGCTAGTCAAGTCTCTTCCATGAGTTTCATAACAAGGCGGACGTACGCCGCGCCGCCCTCGTCCTTGGGCTTCTGTACCTTTGCCGCCGAACGCACCACAAGGTCAAACTGCGCCTGGTCGTAAGCAGGGAACGCAACCACGCTGATTTCGTACAGTCGCACTTCCTCAATGGTGCTGGACCGCGTGTTCTCGTCCCACGTCTCGCGGATGATGTCGAAGCCGAACGACATGCCGTCCAGGTCGCCCCGCTGGACCTGCGTAACGAGGTCGCGCCCTTCCTGAGTGTCGGGAATCTCCGCACGAAACCACAAGCCCCGCTCGTCCTCTGTCAACTCCAGCGTGCCGGACACCTTGCCGTCCTTGTTGCGACGCGACGCGATGACGCGCCCGGTATCGTGGCTGTGCAGCAGTTTGATGCTGGGCTGTTCGGCCAGCGACGTGGCGAACGCGCCAGCCTTCACCACTTCCGTCCACGCCCAATCGCCCCGCCCGAGTTTGGTTTCAACGCCGAACTCAGTGGCGTAGCCCTCTAGGTATCGCTTCCCGTCCGCCTCAGACGCGCGAACGTGGGTGATTTCCCGCACAAGTTGCCGCTTCTCAGTGTTCACGCTGCCTCCGTGGTTGTTGCCTGTATCAACTGCTCGTCCCGCTCCTTCAACGCCTTCTCGATTCGCTTGACCGCAATATCGAAGTACCCCTTGTCCAACTCAATTCCGATGAACTTGCGGCCCGTCTTCACGCACGCGACTCCCGTGGTTCCGCTGCCCATGAAGGGGTCGAGGATGGTGGTGCCTTTCACAAACGAAAGGCACCACTCCATAAGGGCGGTGGGCTTCTGAGTTGGGTGTGTTTTTTTGCAGTCTGCCTTACGCACATACGCTTCTATGCGAGACATGCGAAAAACGCGGACGGGTTTGTCAACATTTGTCCACGCTAACTCGGCGTCGGCTGATGAAAACCTCTGCATTTTATCCCAAACCAACCAGCACCTTGATGGCGGCAATGCGTAGTTGTGCCCGCCCCATATAACCGCCTCGGGCATTTCTGCGCACCACGCGACCGCTGGACGTGCTAAATCAGGATTATCCCACTTGGGGGCCGTTGTCGGCCACACGGACGAACGCCCGTTCTTTCCGTTGAATCCTCCGCGCCACGCTTTCCCCAACCCATACGGCGGATCAGTCACGACCGCTTCCACGCTCCCCTTCTCCAACGTCGGAAGGATTTCCAGGCAGTCGCCGCAGTAGAGGCGGATGTTGCCGTTGTCGAGAACTACGTCGGGCGTTCTCACGCTGCCACCCCCTCTGCCGCCTCAATCACCTCTGCCGCCACCGACGCCGCGTCCGATCCGGCCTCCTTCGCGTTGGCCACGTACGCCCGCGTCATCGCAGCCGCCACCTGCCCGGCGTTCCTGCCGCTCATCATCGCAACCGCCTCCGCAACCGGGAACAACGCCGCGCGGACATGCTCCGCGTGCGTCGCCCAGAACGCCTCTCGATCCGCGTCCGTCTTTGCTCGCGCCAGCCTGTCCGTCTCGACCTTTCGCAGCCGTTCGGCAATGTCCGCGACGACCGGCACCATCGCCCTAGCGGGCTGCGCGCCGCCAACCGGCGCGGCCTGCGAGGTGTCTTCCTTGTCCCACGCGGGCCGCTCCTGGTCCACCAGCACCCGCGCGGCCTGCATGTTGATCGGGATGTGCAGCACGTCGCCCTCGGCGCCATGCAACGGTTCGCCCAACTTCCGGCACGCCTGATTCGCCGTGTAGATTCCCCACTGGCGTCCGCTGGCAATGGCCTCCATCTGGCTCTTCCAGTCGCCGCGAAGCAACTCCTGCTCGTTGATCTGCGCCCGCAGCGTCTGTTCCTTCTGGCTGAACAACTTGCGGGAGCATTCCGTCTCAAACTTCGTCTGGACCGGGGCCAACGCCCCCTGGTAATACTCAATGCGGCCGTGCTCGACGTTGCTGTATTTCGCGCCGTCCATGATGCCAACCATGTGCGGCGGAACGCCGAACGCATTGGCTAACGCCGACTCGGAGAACTTGAACAGTTCAATCAACTGGGCGTCGTCGTGGCTCATGCCCTTGAACGCTTCCAGTTCCATGCCGGGCTTGAGCGACAGCACCCGCCGCTTCTTCGCGCCGACGTACTCTCGCTCGATGGTTTCCTCTACCTGGGCCTGCGTCTTCGGGTCGGGCTTGATGGTCCATTTCAGAATGCCGGACGGGTTTATCATCGAGCCGATGCCCGATCCGCTCGCCTCCGTCACCGCCGCCGCGAGTCCCAAAGACTCGGCCAAGTACCGCACTGGCGAAAGCATGTTGATGCCGTCCAGCGACAGGCCGGGCAACTCAAACACATCCTCTTGGGCCAGCGTTTCAGACTTGCCGCTGTCGTGGGTGATTCGGTACTGGATCGGCCCGTCAACCCCGTTGCGGCGTTGCTTCGTCACTTGGCGCCAGTGAATCGGCCACAGTTCCAGCGGACGCCCCGTCGTCGCAGACCGCACAATCCTCGCCAGCCCAAGCCCCGTCAACTGCTGATTGGCGACCAACGCCTCTCTCATCGTCACCGCTGACATTTCCGGGTTTGGCTCGACGTTCAGCAGATACCAGAGCGGATGGTCGTTCCGCTCGACAACGCTGCCCCCGCGAACGTCCACAATGTCAATCGGGCATTTGGCGATGTCCTGCGAAATCAGCCGCACGCACGACATCACTACCCGAATGCGTAGCGCACTCTCTTCGGTGATGGTGTAACCCGCGCTGCTCGCAGAGACGCCGCCAAAGAACGATGACGCCACATCGTCGCTTGAAACGGCGACGCCGGCGTACTTGGCGGCCCTCAGAATCAGCCTCGATAGCCAACTAGGTTGGGGCATCGCGCCCATCCTTGCAGCCTGCAAGTGCTTGTCAACCCAAAATACGCACTAACTCGCTTGCGTCGTATTGCGTCTCGTCCTCAGCCAGCAGCAGCCTGCTTATTGCCATCAGGGTTGCCGCGCCCGCGTCTATCAACGCCCCATCCGCGCCCTTCCTTGGCATCATGCCGCCGCCGCCTCGCTGCCTGTTCCAGGCCATGTTCGTAACCATCCACGCGAGGCACGGGTTGCCGTCATGCACAATCTTCTTCGATTTCACTAGTTCCTGCAACTTACGGCAAGCATTTGTGTAGGTTGCGTAGTTCTGCCTCAACTCAACCATCTTCACCCCATCCTCGTTGGCCAGCCGTGGGGCGATGTCCGCCGCCCCGTAGGGGTCGTAGCCGACCTCGCTGTGGCACAGAGCCGCGTTTGCCGCCACAACGTCCGAGCGGATGTAGTCGTAATCAATCTGGTCGCCCGGCGTGGCGGTCATGTACCGATTCTCGACCCAATCTCGATAGGGCACCCGGTTCGCCTTCTCGCGGGCCTCGATGTTGTTCTTGGGGATGTAGATGTGCGGGTAGACATAATGCACCCCCTGCTCGTCACGAACCACCGTCACAAACGCCGTCGCGTCCACCCACCGCGCCAAGTCCATGCCGCCGCAAACCGCGTGCTTCTTGCCGTTCCACGACGCCAGCGGGGGCACCTCGCCACGGCACGCGAGCCAGTCTTCCGCCAGCACCGCCATATCCGCCTCGTTGGTCCACTGGTTGAGGTAGTACGACCGGAACCGGCTCACCGTCATTGCCCCGGTTTCAATGTCGCGCATGTAGTCGTAGAACTTCTCGATGCTGATTGACGTGCCCAATCCTGGGTTGGCCTTGTACCACGTTTCCTCGGACTTCCAGTCGTCGTCGGGCCCAGCCCCAAAAACCATCACCATTGCGTGAGGGTCTTTCACAATCCCATTCCAGATGCGCAGGTCTGCCTCGAAAATCTTGTAGCCAAACCGCGTGGTGTTGTCGCCGGCGGTGGACAGCACCCATTCCATGCTCTCGGGAATCTTGGACAGATTCAGCCGGGCCTTCTGAAACATATCGTCGGTGCGAAACTCATGCACCTCGTCCACAATCAGGAACGATGGACGAAACCCGTGCTTCCCCTTCCCGCTGCTGCTGCCAGGCTTGAAGAACGAGCGCATCCGTGGATAACTCACCCCATCCGCGTGCGTCTCAAAGTCGCCCAACGCGCCGCTGCCGTCCACCATTTGCTTGGCGTC